TACCGATTTAACTATTATAGGCGACCCGACAACAGGAGTAAGTAAGAAGATTACACTTGCTCAATTAGGGGCGATATTTAGCGGTGCGGTTTCGTTTTATACTAACCTTGCAGGGTTTCCTGCGGTTGGCGATATTAACGTTATCTATTGTGCTAAAGACACGCAGAAACTTTATTTGTGGAGTGGTTCGGCTTATGTAGAAGTATTCCCTTCACAAGCTTTATTAGATACTTATCAGTTAAGAAGTGAGAAGGGCAACGCTAATGGTTATGCTTCTTTGGATAGTGGCGGTAAAGTTCCTATTAGTCAATTACCAAGTTCTATTATGGAATACAAAGGAACTTGGAACGCATCTACTAACACGCCAACACTTGCAAATGGAACGGGAGACACGGGAGATGTTTATATTTGTAACGTAGCAGGAACAGTAAACTTTGGAGCTGGTCCTATTACTTTTGCGGTTGGCGATTATGTTATTTATAGCGGTACTATCTGGCAGCGTTCAAGTGGTGCGGTAGGTACAGTTACAAGCGTAGCTGCAACTATTACAGGGGATAGCCTTACAATTAGCGGTTCTCCCGTAACTACTTCGGGAACTTTAGCTTTTGCTTTTAATGGCACAACGGCTCAATATATTCGTGGCAATGGTACTTTAGAAACTTTCCCTTCTTTAACGGGTTTTGTTCCGTACACGGGGGCGACTGCAAACGTAGATTTAGGAACGCATACTTTACTTGCTAAAAATTTAGTAATTAATCATTCAAGCGGTAGCGGAGTTGCTGCATCAATTACTAAGGGCGGTAGCGGAGAGGCTTTAACTGTTGTTAAGAGTTCAGGAAGTGGCAACGCTGCATCTATTACGGGTGGTGTTACTTTACTTGATGAATTACATTTAAATACTGATTTAGCCGATGCCTATATTGCAAGTGCTACTAATTGGAATGCTGCATACAACGATAAAATAAATAGTGCTGCGGTAACGGGTACTACAACAAAGACCTTAACACTTACACAACAAGACGGGGGAACAATAACGGCTTCTTGGACTGACGATAACACCGATGCAGTTACTTCTGTTTTCGGTAGAACGGGAGCAGTTGTGGCAGCAAGTGGCGATTACAATACAAGTCAAGTTACTGAAAATACAAACCTTTATTTTACAAATGCTCGTGCTATTGCAAGTACCTTAACGGGTTACACAAGCGGAGCAGGTACGATAACTTCAAGCGATAGCATCTTAAGTGCAATACAAAAGTTAAACGGAAATATCGGTGCTTTAACTACGGGTGTATCAAGTGTAAACGGCTTAACGGGTGCGGTTACTTTAACAACAAGTAATATCGCAGAAGGCACAAACCTTTACTACACCGAGGCAAGAGTAAGTGCTAATACAGATGTAGCAGCGAATACGGCAGCAAGACACAACGCAGTTACAATAGGAACGGCTAATGGTCTTAGCTTATCTACTCAGGTTTTAAGTTTAGGTTTAGCTTCTACAAGTACAACTGGTGCTTTAAGTTCTACTGATTGGAATACGTTTAATAACAAGACAAGTAACACGGGTACAGTAACAAGTGTTGGTTTATCTTCTGCAACAAGCGGAGTAACTATTGGCTCTACACCTATTACAACAAGTGGAACTATTACTTTAGCTATTGCTACTGCAAGTGGTTCACAACAAGGTTTATTATCAAGCACAGATTGGACTACGTTTAACAACAAGCAAAACGCTTTAACCAATCCAGTAACGGGAACAGGTACTACTAACTACCTACCTAAGTTTACAGGTGCAAGTACAATAGGAGATAGTATTATAAGTGAAGGTAGTGGAACTATTAGTATTACTAATAGCAGTACCATAACATCTGCAATGGCAAATCCTCAATTAAGATTAATAAATAATGCAACTGCAACAATTAATCAAAGAATTGATTTAGGATTAAGGTGGGAAGATGGAACATATAATGGAATTGGTGGTATTTCAATGGTGCGTGAAAGCTCAACTGCAAGAAGTGGTAAACTTGTTTTAAGTGGTATAAATTCAAGTGGCGACCCTAACGAAGCAGTAACTATTACTTCAACAGGCAATTTAGGTTTAGGAGTTACACCGAGTGCGTGGGCGAGTGGTTATACTGTATTACAAGTTCTCAATCTATCATTATTTGGAACATCAGGTTTGGATTTAAACTTAGCATCAAATACTTATTATGATGGAACAAGTTATAAGTACATAGGAAATGGTTTTGCAACAATGTATAACCAATTTCAAGGTAAACATTATTGGTCAACGGCAGGTACATCAACAGCAGGTAACGCTATATCCTTTACCCAAGCAATGACGTTACACGCTTCAGGTAATTTATCTGTGGGTAATACGTCAGATGTTGAAAAGATTTATGTTAGTGGTAATATAAGATTGACTTCAGGAAATTCTTTTAAAGCTACTTATGATAATAGTGATAATTATCACGCTGCATTATCTTGGGCAACTCTACAATTAGGGAATAACGGAGATAATAGAATTATTGGTGGTAGAACAGCCGCAGGTGGAAACTTAAAGTTTTATGTCAATAACACTAATGATGCCACAAACTACGCAACTACACCTAATGGAATATTAGCTCTGACAATAGCCTCTACAGGAGCAGCTACATTTAGTGGAGATGTAGGTTTAGGTAATGGAGCGAGTTTAACTTGGGGTGGTTCTTATGGTGCTAATATACCAACAATAGCGGCTCTTGCAGGAGCAAGTCCATATATAGCTTTTTACCCCGCAGGTAGTACATCAGGAGAGAGAATGCGCATAACAAGTGGGGGTAACGTAGGTATAGGTACTACATCTCCTACTAATAAATTAGACGTATCTACACCGAATAAAGCATCAGTACTTGGAAGCACATCAGCAATTAATGTTGATTATACTACTTCAACAATAGGAGAATACCAAACAATAGGATTTTCTTATTCAAGTTCAGTAGGTAATAAAAACCAATATTGGGGAATGGGATTTACTGCAACAAGTTATGCAGCAGGTTTAGGAGATGTATTTTTCTTTACAGGTGGAGCTGAAAGGGCAAGGATATCAAGTGCAGGTTATTTAGGCATAGGTACTACATCGCCAAGTGACAAATTACACGTTGTAGGTGGCGGTATAATAACTGGAGATTTTTATAATAATTCTGCAACAGGTAATCATTTTATATCAGCTGCACCTGCCAATGTAAACTATCCTACTTACGGATTTTATGGAGATACAGGATTAGGAATGTATAGACCTACAACTGATGCTTTAGGTTTTGTTACCAACGATACCGAACGTATGCGCATATTAGCAAACGGAAATGTAGGTATAGGTGCTGCAACGCCAAACGCAAGATTAACTGTTGTTGCTAATGATTCATCAAATCCAAATGTAGCATTAAGATTAAGTTCAACTGCTTATAGTGGTGTTTCTTATCCAAATACAAGTTTGAGATTTGGTTCTGACTATCCAAATTATCCTACTTGGAATTTAGCTTCTATTGATTCAAGTTATACAGGAAATAATTGGGGTGGTTCATTATTATTCTTTACAAATAATGATTCTACTATTGGAAATCTTACCGAACGTATGCGCATAACAAGTGGGGGCTCAGTATTAATCGGAACAACAACAGAGGGCTTTTTAGGAAAACTACAAGTAGCAGGAAGTGTTGCAATCACGGGTCAATATAATACAGTATTGCCTTCAAGTAGCTTTTCTTACTTTGATGGTTCAGGTCAAGTAGTTTCATCTTCATCAAATGCAAGTGCATTATACCTTGATACAACTTGGAACACTACGGGCAACCCAGATGGTATTTACTTAAACGTAACTAACACGGCAAGTGGCGCATCTTCTAAATTATTAAACTTAAAAGTAGGTAGCGTTTCTCAGTTTAGCGTAAGCAAGGCAGGTGCAATACAAACAACCGCACCAAGTTCTGGTAGCGCACAACCTTGGAAACTTGGAAGCTACGCAGCAGGTGGAACTGGAACTGCCACAGGAGTTATTTACATAGAAATTAACGGACAAATTTATTCAATCCCTGCATTACAAGGTACACCTTAAAAAATAAAATAAAATGGCATTAGAAACAAAATGGCTTATTAGCCAAATGGACACCGCACCAAGCGAAGATGGTTTAACCGATGTAGTTAAAACAGTACATTGGAGATACGAAGGCAAAGAAGGAGAATACACCGCAGAAGTTTACGGAGCAATGGCTTGTGCTACACCTTCGGAAACCGACTTTACTGCTTACGAAGATTTAACTTACGAGCAAGTATGCGAGTGGTTAGTTGCAGGTAACAACGTAGAAGCTATGGACTTAAACTTAGCTACTCAAATTGAGAACCTTAAAAACCCCCCGATTGTAAATTTGCCACTACCATTCCAAAATCCTGAATTATCTTTACAAATAAAAAACACAAATGAAGAACAAACATCTACTACAATTAGTGAGCAGCCTTAACGCAGTTATTGGCGGTTCTGAAACAAAAACACAAAAAAAATTAGTACAAATCTACAACAAGGTTAAGCCTTTACACGAGGCATATAACACAGAAGTAGAGAGCCTAAGATTAGACAATGCGCAAACGGATAGTAACGATTGCTTACTACTTGATGAGCGTGGAAATTACAAGTTTACAAAAGAAGGCATTAAAAAGCTGACTAAAGACATTGAGGCTTTAAATGATAAAGAAATTGAATTTCAAATAATTAACGTTGTTAATCCTTCTGGACTTGAGGACTTTACTTTCCTACAAGATTGGACAACGGGCATAGAATTTAACAAACAAGAAGAAGAAGAACTATAATGGCAAATAACCACCAAGCAGACCAATCAACAATCGTTAGCGTAGTAAGTGCTATTCTTAGCCTTACTTCTATTCAACCACTATTCACATTGATTGCAAGTTTGGTGGCTATTATTTCTGGTTTAATGGCTATTCGTTACTATTACAAAATGACCAAAAAACTTAAATGAGATTAATACTATTACTTTTATTACTTACATCTTGCGCTTCTGTTAAGAAGTTTGAAAAGAGATTTGATAGCACGGGGACAACTAAGATTGACTCCGTGCATCTTACTTTTTACGATAGCGTTACCAAGATTATAGAAAAGGAGCAGGTATTTACTAAGACAATTACAATCTACGATACTATCCGCATTTCAAAGGATAGCATTATTGTAGTGCCTAAGGTCGTAACTAAATGGGTGTACGAAACAAAAGAGAAGGAAACCAATAACAACCTGACTAAAAAAGATACAATAGCGTTTAATCGCACAGAAAGCACTCAAATTTCGATTGTAGATAAAAACAAGGTAACTACCCAAAATAACTTTTGGAAGGCTCTAATAGGGCTAATAATAGCGATTGTGTTAATTTTAGCTTATTGGAGTAGATTATGGAAGTAAACAAAGCAGGAAAAGACCTAATTAAAAGGTTCGAGGGGTGTAAGCTAAAGGCTTATAGATGCCCAGCTTTGCTTTGGACTATTTCGTGGGGTTTGACTTTTTACCCTGACGGAACAAAGGTTAAGGAAGGCGATGTTATTACGCAGCAACAAGCTGAAGATTATTTTAACGCTATTGTAGATGACTTTGCTAAAAAGGTAGATGCGTTAATTAAATCAAATGTGAGCGAGAACAATTTTTCTGCATTAGTTTCGTTTGCTTATAATGTGGGAATGGGCAACTTTCAAAGAAGCACTTTGCTTAGAAAGGTAAATGCTAACCCTAAAGACAAAACTATTCCGGCTGAAATGAAAAAATGGGTAAGAGCAAACGGAGAAGTGCTTAAAGGTTTAGTGAGGCGAAGAGAGGCTGAAGCAAAACTATATGAGCAACTTTAGAACTATATTAGTAAACTTACTATCAGACGAAAGCAATAGCATAAGCCATAAACGAGTTGTGGCTATGCTTGGCAGCTTATGTCTTTTTATATCATTGTTCTTAAACATAATATTGAAGATTAACCCAAGCGACAAGTTAGTAGATGCGGTGTTGTATTTAACGCTATTTGCTATGGGTTACACTACGATAGATAAATTCAGCAAAAAATAAATAATGCTAAAATCAAAACGCAAACGACTTTACTTTGATATTGAGGTCAGTCCCAACATCGGTTTTTTTTGGACTTCTGGATATAAACTAAACATAACAACCGAAAGCATAATTAAGGAACGAGCAATTATTTGTATATGCTACAAGTGGGAAGATGATAAAGAAGTTTATGCTTTACAGTGGGATAGTAAACAATGCGACAAAAGAATGCTGCAAAAGTTTATTGAGGTAGCAAACACGGCTTCGGAAATTATAGGACATAATGGCGACAAGTTCGATATGGCTTGGGTTAGAACACGATGCCTTTTGCACGGCATAACAATGTTCCCGTCTTACACAACTATCGACACGCTAAAGGTTGCAAGGTCTAAGTTTAGATTTAATAGCAACAAGCTGAATTACATAGCCGACTACTTAGGCATTGGCACGAAGATAAAAACCGAGTACAGTTTATGGAAGGACATTGTCTTGCATAAAGACAAAGTAGCTATGGCTAAAATGATTAAGTACTGCCAAAAAGATGTTGTGTTATTAGAGCAAGTATTTAACGCACTTAAAAACCACATCGAACCTAAAACGCATTACGGAGTTATATTCGGACAAGATAGGGGTAGCTGCCCTGAATGTGGGAGCGATGATTTAATTATTTCTACTCGTAGAACAACGGCAACAGGGGTAAAGAAAATTCAATACAAGTGCAAAACTTGTTTTAAGATACATAGCAAAACCGATAAATAATGAGCAATATATTAGACGAAACAATCAAAGATTTATACAAGCGTGAAATAAGAGGTTTAAGGGAATACGGAACTACAATGGATAGAACCGATTTAACGCAGCAAGAATGGTTGCAACACGCATACGAAGAGGCACTTGATTTATGTTTATACCTTAAAAAACTTTTAATAACAAATGCGCCTCAAGAAGATATTTAGCTTCGGCAATATATTAGACCGAGAAACCTACGAGCAATTAAGGGAATTAGATTACACCAACCCAAACTTTAAGGGTTGCGCTGACGAGTTCCAATTCAATCGTGAATGGTGGGTTATGCTTGACCAAGGCGAGATAGTAGCTTATTGCGGTTCTATTTATAGTAAAGGCATTTGCATATTTAACAGGGCGTGGGTTAAGAAATCACATAGAGGACAAGGCATACAAAGACGAATGATTAAGACCAGGTTAAAAGCTGCATCTACTTTCTGCCATATAGCTATTACATACACAACATTAGACAACTTTCCTTCAGCTAATAATCTTATTTCGTGTGGCTTTAGGCTTTACTTACCCGAATATTCATACGGGGGTTCTGACAAACTTTACTTCCAAAAGTTACTATAAAGTTTCACTTTAGTACAACAAAAGGTAGTAATTCTACTACTTTTGGCTGCATTTTACTACCGACTTTGGCAAGTTATATCTTTACTTTATTCCATTTTTAGTCAAGTTTTAGCTTTACTTTGTACGTTATTTTGTACGTTTCTAAGTACAAATGCAACATTGTTGCAAAAATAATTTTAAAATATTTTAATAGTTTTGCACTTTGTATTGTGTATTGTTGTATATTTGTGTAAACAAAACACAAAATGACACATTTAACCAACTACCAAATGTTCCAATATCAGCGATACGGGAACATCTTAATCGACGGGAGCAGGAGTACATCAAACCCTTACGACCCCGCTTTACTACCTAAAAACTACGATTACGAAGATGACGATTACACGTTTACTCGATGGGTAGAACACAATGCAGAACTTGAACTTTTAAAAGACGAAGTATATGAAGATTGAATTTGTAAAAGAAACTAAGCCAGACGGCACAATTTTCTACTATACTTTAGTAGATAACAAATACGATAGCGCAAGTATGTACTTGGAATACTCACAAGCTTACGAGTACTTTGTAAGCCTAAAGAAAAGACAAGAACCTATTATCGAAATTTTAGAACACTATAACATAGACATACAAAACAAATAACAATGAGCCTAATTAAAATTCAACAGGAACTAAAAGCACCTAAAAACCAATTCAATGCTTTTGCTAAATACAAGTACCGAAGTGCAGAAGATATAATCGAAGCTGCAAAACCTATCTGCCATAAGTACGGCTATGCTTTAATGTTAAGCGATGAAGTAATAGAAGTAGGCGGTAGAGTTTATGTAAAAGCTACTGCTTGTCTAAGTAACGGAGAAGATAATATTACCTGCACGGGTCTTGCTCGTGAAGAGGAAAACAAAAAAGGAATGGACTCTGCGCAGCTCACTGGGGCGTGTAGCTCGTATGCTCGAAAATATGCTCTTAACGGATTGTTTGCAATCGATGACACCAAAGATGCAGATGCTACCAATGAGCATAAAGACGAAGTAAGCGAAGGTCAAAAAGCGTTCTTAATTGAGCAGTTAGATAAGACAAAGTTTACTCAGGAACAAAAGTATAAAGCTATTGAGAAAATCAAAGCTATCAAGACCTTAGACGAATTTAATAAGATTAAAGAAACAATAAAGAAAAGCTAATGAGGGAACTATTACCATTTGAAAGGCAGATGCTACTTGCAGAAGTTTACCATTACGCTTGGTATAACGAAGAGGCATACGAGGACTTATTAGCCTTTATTAAAAAGTATGAAAACAAATTAGACAAACCTGTATTTTTTAACCCAATCAATAACAATGACACAGAAACAACAAATCTTGAACCACTTGCTTTCGGGCAAAACCTTGACACCAATCCAGGCTCTAACTAAGTTTAATAGCCTGAGATTATCGGCAGTTATCTTTGAACTTAAACGCAAAGGATATAAGATACAGTCCGACTTAATTAACGTAGGTAATAAGAAACAACCTAAATTTGTAAGTAAATATTCACTAATAAAAAAGTAAAAAATGGAACAAAAAAAATGGAGTGCAGGTGCTTGGAAAAAGCAGACCGCTAAAGGAGAAGTAATTAATTTTACAATTAATGATGTTAAATACTCAATGTGGGTTAATGCTTACAAGACCGAGGACAAACAACCAGATTACAAGATTTATGTAAATGATTTCAAACCTAAAGAAGATACGGAAGGATTGCCGTTTTAATTATGCTGAATAAGAAAAAGGATATATCAATAAGACAATTAAAGGAGTTATACTTCGCACAACGTAACACACATTTGCAGCTACACGAAATGATGCAGCAACTTGGATTGTTAGGCATAGAAGATAACGAGCCTTTAGGGTTAGACATTGGTGCGAGAACTATTGTCAAATTGGTAGACGAAGAGTTTGAGTGCGATGTATTAATTAAGGATAGGAGTTTAAAAACAACGTTCGGGCGCAAGGCTGCGGCTTACTTACTAAGGAGATATACCAAGTTAAGCCTTAAGGAGATAAGCCAGTACACAGGAACAAGCGACCATACTACTGCTATCCATAACATAAAACAAGCGAATAACCTAATAGAAACTGAGGACTGGTTTAAAACTAAGCTAAAAAAACTTTGCTTAAAATTAGAACTTAAAGAAATTTAGTGTATATTTGCAACATAATATAAGACACATTAAGGAAGAGCGAACCCATAATGTGTTTAGTGGTTAAATAATAAAGACCCTTGAAGTTCGCTCCTTCTTGGGTCTTTTCTTTTTTTATGGCAAAACGATTTACAGACACGGAGAAATGGAAAAAACCTTTTATCCGCAACCTTTCAGCACCTTACAAACTTCTATGGCTTTACATCTGTGATGACTGCGACCACGCAGGAATTTGGCAGGTAGACATTGACGTAGCAAGAATTAGGATAGGCGAACAAATAACGGAGCGTGAAGCTTTAAAATTTTTTGGAGATAAAATTATTAGAATAGATGAAGGTAACAAATGGTACATACCTTCCTTTATAGATTTTCAGTATCCAAGTGGACTTAACCCAGACAACAAAGCACACGGCGGAATTATTAAAGTTTTACAAAAATACAATTTAATAGATGAGGAATTTAAGCCCCTTGTAAGCACCTTATATGGTGCTATGGATATGGATAAGGAAATGGATATGGATAAGGATAAGGTAATGGTAAAGAAAAAACTTGCAGAAAATACAAATGCAAAATGTAATTTTGAACAAGCCTTAGAGTATTTTAGTTTTCGTATTGGATTAGAACAAGGCAAAATAGAAGCCGAAAAGTTTTTTAACTATTACGAAAGCAACGGGTGGAAAGTAGGTAAGAACCCTATGAAAAATTGGAGAGCATCAGCAAATAATTGGATAACTAACTCAACCACATATGCAAAAGGAACTACAAACAATAAGCCAAAACTTAATAAGCACGAACTCGACAACCTTAGAAACTACAACTATATCCACTCTACTTCCTATGGAGAAGGAGATTATGCAAAGCTTTTCGGGGGAGAGAGTTCGCAATCTGAACTCTACCATATTTAAACAAAACCTTGTTTACTTGATGCAGCTTGTAGGTATTAACAACCCAGGCGAAGTTAAATTAGCAATTTTAGAGGATTGGATAAGAACCGAGTATGGCGGCTTTACAATAAACGAGGTTAAAGTAGCGTTTAAGCAAATGGTAGCTAATGACTTTATAGACCACTACCAGAACTTCAGCCCTGCATACTTTAGTCAGGTAATGGATAGGTATAAGAAAAAAGCAAACGAAGTAAGAAAAATGATACCACAAGAACGAGTAGAAGCAATCCCACACTTAACCGATTTAGAGATAATTGATTACAGTTACCAAGAGTATAAGCTTCTGGAAAACCGAACTTTTGATAGGCTATTTAACCCATTAAGTGTATTTACAAAGCTTAATAGTTCAGGAATTAAGGTATGGACTAAAGAAGATGGCGCACTTGCAAAAAAGAAACTTATGGAGATTATTACCTACAAAGCTAATAAAATGGATATCATAAGCGCAAAGCAGTACCGAGACGAGTGGACTGAACAATGGCTAAAGAACCAGGCTCGAGCCGTAGCCGTAGCTTTATTTTTTGATTTGCAAATTAAAAATGGTAAAGTTTCATTTTCTTAATATAGTTTTGTAATATGACCGCAAACGAATTAACCAAACAAGCAATCCAAACTCTAAATAAAAACGGGTGCTTTGTATGGCGTAACAATAACCTTGCGGTTAGAGGTCGCACCTTTATAGGTTTAAAGGGTGTTCCAGATGTTGTAGGTTTTCACACTAAAAGCGGTGTAGCGGTTTACTGCGAAACAAAAGCAATAGGAGATAAACTTAGCAGCTATCAAATATCATTTTTAAACTTAGCAAAAACGGCAAATTGTTTTTGTTACATAGCAACCGAAGAGAACGGCAAACTAACCTTAAAAGAATATGAACAAGAATAGCATCATATTAGAACTTTGGGAAAGCCGAGAACTTAAGGAAGCAATAGATAAAATGCAGCCTGAAGATTTACGAGAAGATTTAAGAAGCGAACTATTTAAGGTGCTATGTGAAATGGAAGAAGATAGGTTAATAGATATGCGCACACGCAACGTGTTAAAGTTTTACTTGGTTAGGACTATGATTAATATGATGCAAAGTAACACAAGCCAATTTTACAGAACATACCGAAAACCTTTAGAAGTAGAATTGATTGTACACGATAGAGACGAAGATTTACTTAACAAAGTAGAAGATGAGTTATCTAAAATGCACTGGTACAAAGCGGAACTTTTAAGAGTGTATGCAATTAAGCACAACTGCAACGCTAAAGAACTTAGCAGGGTTACAGGCATCCCGTATATGTCAATCCATAGGGAACTTAAGCTAACTAAACGTGAATTAAAAAAACAATTACGCAAATGATAATTATAGCAGCGATATGCTTTGCAATATTCTTTGTAGAGGTACACCAATTTCATAGGAAGTGGAAATTAGATTTTAAGCCTTTTAGTTGCACGAGTTGTTTAGCAGCTTGGAGTGGATTGGCTTTATATTTACTGCCTACAATATGTACCGACATAATTGCGTTTGTATTTATACCAGGAGTTGCAGCACCTTTACTTTCAAAACTAATGTGGAACTTATGGAAATAGAACACCGCAAATTTTTAGATGACCACGTTGGTAATTGGCATACAGTACAAAACGGATATGTGCGTAACATCGACTTAAACATCTTAAAAATGTACGAGCATATTTATCGAAAGTATATGAGTGCAGATTTTATCTTAACAGTATGGTGCGGTAATTGTATCTTCGATATGATTAAACGCTTGTATACTTGGTACGAAGAACAACCTAAACCTAAAAATAAAAAAAAGAATGGCTAACTTTATCCACCCTACCGCTATCATTGGCGATAACGTAATTATCGGAGATGGCAACTACATTGGTGCTTATTGTATTATTGGCGACCCTGCCGAGCATAAGAAGTTTTGGCAAAAAGAAAAAGGCAAAGTTTACATTGGCGATAACAATGTTATTACAGGACTTGTAACAATAGACGCAGGAACGGAGATAGACACATTCATTGGTAATAATTGTTTCATTATGAAACACGCACACATTGGACACGACTGCACAATCTTAGATAATGTTACTATAAGCTGCGGAGCAAAAATAGGTGGGCATTCAATTATTGATAAAGGTGCTAACATAGGACTAAACGCAGTACTACATCAATTTGCAAACGTAGGAGAAAATTGTATGATAGGAGCAAGTGCATTTGTAAAAGGAGATGCAAAACCAAATACTAAATACGCAGGAGTACCTGCACGAGAAATCGGCTCAAACATAAGATAATGAATGCAATAGTATACTTAAACTATAAAGATAGGAACATCAATACATTGTTTGAAAATATCAAAAATGCAGGTAAGCATATTGATATAGTAACTATCATTAATGAAGAAGGTATAGCATTTGCAACTAATAAAGGATTAAGGAATTTAAACTTTGATAATATAGATTATGTAACTATTATGGGTAACGATATATTAGAACCTGATAATTGGTTGCAAATAAGAAATGACTTTTTACAAGACAAAACTATTGGTATTTGTTCTA